CGTACAAGAATCAAAAAGCCTATGACAGACCGGGCAAAACAGATGCTCTGCAACAAGCTGGAAAAGTTTGATCGGCATGACTGGAAAGCCATACTTGACCAGAGTATCTATGCAGGATGGCAGGACATTTACGCATTGAAACAGGATGACCAGTACGAGCAAAGTACGGAGATGGAGTTTCCTAGACTATGACAATGGACGTTCAAACGGTATTTATCGGTGCGCTGATGCTCTGCAAGCCGGGCGTTGTGGATGAAACCATACCAGACCTTGAACTTGACTTGTTCAGACCTGAGCTGAGAGATGCTTTTGCGGCTGTTCAGGGATATTGGACGGCTAGGGGTAAGATAGA